GGATCCATCAACCAACCCGTCAAAGCGTTCACCGTCACCGCTGAAGAGGTGACACGGCTAGCACCAGACGGGCCGCTAATCACCTCAACCTCATACGAGACAGGCCGGCCCAGCGGGGCGTCAAAATCCACCACATACGACGAATCCGTCATGCTGGCACGGCGGGCGCCGCGGACAGGGCTCCTCTCCCCATCCGCGACACGCCACACCGAAACCACCGACGCTGAACTAGTACCCAAACCAGTGATAGTCACACCAACGCGCGGACACGGATCCGACAACAACGCCTCAAGCGCAACAGCAACAGCCATCAGGACCGGCCCCTTCTCATACGTTGGGACTGCGAATCAGCAGCCGAGATAGCGGAAGAAGCCACGCGGTAAGTGCGTGCGTCAAGCTGTTCATTACCGATGTAAACGGCCACGGCAGGCGCCGCAACGTTCACGTCCGGGGCCGAAGCCATCGACACCTGGCGGGCAGGGGCACTAGCCGGCGCATACTGCGTGCCAGCCTTGATCGGTTGCGTATCGCCGCCGTTTAGCTTGTTCAGATTGTCGTAACCGATAGCCCGCGCAGCCGACTCCTTGATTACAAACTCGCCATTAGATAGCGGAAACAGCCCGGCAGTGTCGGAGGTGCCCGTTCCTGGCCCGTGAATGCGCCCACCAGTAGCGACACCACCACGGAGCGATCCGTTGGCACGCCCGCCAGTGCTGGAACCCATGCCGCCCGGATCCTCAATTGTTTTCTTGAGGGTGATGTCATGGGTGTAGGCGTAGATGTCAACTTGCTTGCCGTTCAGCCCGTCAGCTTTGCCCTTAATCTTGTCAAGGGTGCCGGACGCGCTGTCATTAACCCACGTGTCGATGGGTATCTTCGGGGGGATGCCCAGCGCCTTACGTGCCATCGCGTCAGCAGCGTCGCCCGTGATGCCGAACTGCCCGGCAGCCGTAACCAAATCGGTGTAGCTGGTCTTGAGCCCGGTCTGCAATTCCGCCTGGGCTGCCGCCGCACCCTTCGTCTTGAAGGTCTGCTGCGCCGTGGCTTCCATGGAAGCCATCGCGGCTTGTGCCTGACCGTTGTAAGCAGACTGGTTAGCCCGACCCTTCTCCGTGCTGATGTCAAGAGTCGTGCCGTTCGTCTTGACCGACTCAGTCACCTTGTCAATGGCATCCTGATACGCGATAGACGCATCAGACGCCGAAAGGGACAGAAGGCCAGCCGCGAAAAGCGACTTAGCGAAAGCATCAACGTCAGTAATTGCGCCCTCAGCGCTAAGGCCGACCTCCTCAAGCTGCTTTGCCAGCTCCTCGGTCATGGGCGCGGCATTGCCAGCCTTCGTCGTGTACGTCTCCGTCGCGGTGGCAGCGCCCTGCATCGACGCCGGAACCTTACCCATTGCGAAGTCAAGCAGGTCCTGCTCCGAAAGCGTGACACCAGCCTGCGTTGCGAGGCCCATCAGGGCGTCCTTGTAGCCCGGCAGCGCTTCTAGCGCTTCCTTCGCGCCCTTGCCGTTCTTCTGGAACTCCGTTGTGAGGGCTTGGAAAGACTTAGCCGCCGCATCCGCGGCGCCATTCTTAGCCAAGTTCCCCATCTCGTCACCAAGCCCCTTGAGGCGATCCTCAAGCTGCCCAATCTCGCCCTTCGGGAGGCCGATGAAGTTGGTGAACCCCTCGAAGAACTTGTTACCAGCGTCATCGAAATTCTGGTGAGTCAGGCGCGCAACGGCATCCGCCATGTTGTCGATGTTGCTTACTGCGGTTCCATTGAACTTATCGAAGTTCCCGAAGATCGAGTCCAAGCTGGATCCACGCGCAGACTCGCCCGCCTTAGCAACCTTCAGCAAGGCCTGCCCGTAATCCTCGGCGGACTTCGAATGCTTTTCCGTGAACACAGCCGCAGCGATCTGCAACGCCACCAGCGAAATGACCGCCACGCCAGCAGCCTTGCCGACCCTGCCAATCCCTGCGGCGGCGCGGGGTGCGTTCGTGGACAAGGTCGCCATCGTCGCCCGAAATGCCACGAGCTTCGGCAGGGTCGTCATCAGCATGCCGCCAAGCAGTAGTCCAGCTCCAACAATCCCAGCAATGCCACCCGCGGCGTTCAACATCGGCGTTGGGATGTTCCCGACCACGTCAACCAGGTCCTCAGCACTCTGCACAAGCCCGCGCAGCGACTGGGCAGCGCCAGCCCCGCCCTTGATCAGGACGGAGTCGAACGAGCCGCCCAACTTCTCAATATCGCCGGCAAGGTTGTCCTGCTTGATCGAGGCAGTTACCGCCGCGTAGCCAGCATCGTTGACCTTGTCAGTCCAGTCCGAGATGCCCTTGCCGCCCTGCTCATAGAGCACATTCGCAGCACGCACAGCGTCAGATCCGAACATGACACCCATAGCCGCGTTGCGCGCCTCCGGGGTTAGATCATGCATAGAGGTCTTTAGATTCTCGGAGAACTTAGCCAGGCCAACAAAATTCCCCTGCGCATCATACGCACTGATGCCCAGATCGGCCATCATATTCTTCGCCTCAAGGGACTGGGGCGTGAGCCGCTGCAACATAGACTTAAACGACGTGCCAGCGTCCGACCCGATCAAGCCAGCAGACGCGAACGCCGCAAGCCCGCCCGTGGTCTCCTCGATGCTCAGCCCGGTAGATGCAGCTACAAGGCCTGACTGCTTCAAAGCGTTGCCCATATCCTCGACAGAGCCCTGCGCCTTCCCCGCGCCAGCAGCTAGGAGGTCGGCGAGGTGAGGGACCTTGTCTCCGGACAGCTTGAACTGCGTGAGCGCCGTAGCTGCGATTTCAGCGGCATCAGCAACGCCCAGCGAACCAGCGGCAGCCAATGACAGCGCGCCAGTGAGCCCGCCGCCAAGAATGTCCTTCGTGGACACGCCCGCCTTAGCCAGCTCATCAATACCCTGCGCAGCTTCCTTCGCGGAGAATGCGGTATCTGCGCCAGCGTTGATCGCCGCCTCGCGCATTAGGTCCATGTTCGCCGAAGTCTCATGCGTGGACGCCTGGACCTCAGACATCGCCGAATCAAACTCCATGAACGCCTTCACGGCGATGCCGACCCCAGCCAGCAGCCCGCCGCCCATGACCATGGACGCCTTGCCGACCCGGTCCAAATGCTGTTCATTCTCTTCTGCGAACTCCGCGGTACGGTCGGCGAAGTCCGTTGTCGCCTGCTGCGCCGTCCGCATCCCAGAGACAAAGCCCTGGACCCTGGCCTCAAGCGCGATAGATATGCTGCGATCAGCCATGGGGCCTCCTGTGTTAATTTCCTGGACAACCCGCTAGACTCGCGGCATGACAAATGAACCTGCGACCACAAAGAAGGCGCACGCGAAGGGCTACCCGGCGAGGCTCATTGGGGGATTGCTGATGGTTTCCGGCGTTGTTATCTCGGCCGGCGCTGGTTCATTCACGCTCGCCGCAGCCGCGCTGTTCTTCGGCGGGCTAATCACGCTCATCGTCGGAATAGCGCAGCGCAACACCGCCTAGTCAGACAAGACAGGCGCTATCATCAGCGCCGAGTTGTTCGGCTGGTCCTTATAGGGCTCCATGGCGATAGCGCGCGCCGTCGTCGCGTGGCACCTGATCGGCAACCCACCCTTGAACTTCAACTCGTTCTCAGGGTTCGTGCACACCGACAACGGCCCACCACACAACGGACACAACGAGCCACGGTAAGCCTGCAACGCAAGCATCACCGTCTGCTCACCCTCATCCCACTCAGGCTCAGGACGCGACGACACCAACCGCGCCCCATCAAACTCATAAGTTGTGACCGGCTCCCACCCGTGGAACCGCTTCAACGAAATACCAAGCGCATGCGCCGCTTCTACGTCTGATCTGAGTCCTGGATCATCCTGAAGGCGCTGAGCGAAAAAGGGACCTCGTTACGCCCCTTATTCACCCGCAGAGTAGCCAGCACAAAATCCTCGTACTGCGAATCGGTCATGTCATCCGCGAGCGCATCCCACTCGTCAGCAACAACGAACGGCAGCGCATCGCCCCCGTGGTTCTCGACACCGGCAATGGACTTCGGGACAGCTACCTTCATCAGAGCCTCAACGTTGAAGCCATACGACTTATCCAACGCGTTACCCTCGCGCGGGGCATGCGCCGCAACCAGTTCGTTCCAGTCGCCGCGCTTCATGCCGCGAACCAGGAACGAAACCGTAGCCGCCTTCATCTCTTCCTCAAGGTCATTGACCTTCTGAGCAAGATCCTTCACCGGGCTATTCAGCCGCGCATCAGCAAGGGACTGAGCACGTGCCGCATTGAACTCAGCCTCAGCCGCCTCATGCGCGGCCTTCAGGTCGCCGTCAAGGCAAAACAGGACACGCGTCTCAGGACGCTTCACAACAAGAGCCATTGGTTTCTCCAAAGTCTTCTAGCGGGACAAGTGGGACTTGACCTGTTCGCCCGCGGTCCCACAACACACGGGCGAACAGGGGTATCAAGCAGTGAAGAACTAAGCGACAGTAGCGACGCTGATCTTCACCTGGCCGGTAACGAAAAGCTTCTGCCCGGTCTTCAGAACCGAGTTAGCTTCCGGCGGCATGTTGTTGTACTCGCCCGGGGTGATCGGGTAAACCGTGACCTTCTGGCCCACGGCGAGCGCGGTCGAGTAAGGCAGGCCCGTACGCACAACCAGGAACTGAGCAGTGCCCGGCACCAGCGTGTCGTACGCCTTGTTGAACGTGGACGCGAGCGGCGAGTTCGTGTTGTCGACATACTCGACCTCAAGACCACGCTGCGAACGGCCCTTCTGCTCATACGTCTGAGTCGTGCACAGACGCTCATCCGTGATGACCTGCTCAGACAGTGACGGCTTGTAACCGCCACCCGTCAGGTAGCAGCTGATGTCCACGGCGCCGGCAACGTTCAGCTCAGTGAGCTTCGGCGCGGACGTGTCAGCGATAGCGGGGACGAGCTTGACGAGAACGTTGCCGTCCGCCGGTGTGCTCGGGATGTCTACAGCCATTTAGCTTTCCTCTTTCTTGGGCGCCCTGATGGGCTGTATGTTGTGCTTCGGGGGGCGTGGCCGGTCCACAGGTGGGAAGCGGTCACTCTTGACGGGCGCGAGGATTCCCTCGCCGATCCGCCAGTCCGTTTCGGGCACGTCGAACTCGTGCCCGGTTTCTTTGTCCTTCACGCGGACGAACAAGGGGCCTCCTAAGGGCATGAAAAAAGCCCCGGAGTGCGGGGCTTACGATTAGGCTCCAGAGCCTGTCAGGATCCAGTCGAACGGCTGATAGAGCGGGTTCTGACCGTTGATAGTCACGTCCGTGTCAGGCTGCAACGGCTGGTCATTCTGGACCGACTCAATAGCGCCCAACACCCAGCCAGGAACGTCAGGGCGCTTACCCTCCAACGCGTCCGTGAGCTTCTGCGCAACAATCCGCACAGACGCCCCCGTCAGCCCCACGACGATAGTCCGGGACCGCAACACGCGCGCCTGCACCGAACGCGCCACAGAACGCTCAGCCACAGTCGGGAAGTTCGTCACCACAAAGACGTAAGGGAAGATGGGCGTGGACGGAACCTTGTCCCGATACACAGTCACCCCAGTAATCAGCGACTCAAAGCCGGCAGCCAAAGCATCGCCACTCATAACTGACCCGCCCATCTAGCCGCCAACGCATCAAGCGCCGACATCGTCCGCGGCTCCTCAGAACGCAACGGCTTATCAATATCACCAGAACCACCGCCACGGCTCGTCCCGAAATAGTAGATATTGCCCAACGCGCCACCACGTTTGTACTTGTCCGGGCCTATCTCGTAGCGCACCTTGCCGGGAAGATAGTGCGAGTCGTAGGTGATCGACTGTTCGAGCCCGCTCTTTTTCTTGGAGCTGAAGTGCTGGGACGTTTTTACATCCGCCCGCATTTCGTCCTTGATGTTCTGCGCGCCCTTCTTTATGACCGCGTCAACATCATCGACGGCAGAGCCAGCAACCTTGCCGAGGTTCGTAGCGA